AATATCAAGTCTTATCTCAAAAAGAACAATACAACAGAGCACAAGCTATGGAGTATGAATGCAACCAAGGTGACTATACTATCTTTGGACATGGAAGAGGTAAGAAACCATACGATAGCTACAAACCTTATCAAGCTTTATATAGATAATGGCAGCCGTAACTCAGACAATTACAAATTATTTAGGTGGTGTATCTAACCAACCTGATGATAAAAAACTACCAGGTCAAGTAACAGATGCTTTAAATGCTTATCCAGACCCTACCTTTGGATTACAAAAAAGACCTGGTTTTAAATATTTAACTGAATTAAAAGATGGTGTATATGTAGGTGGTAGCTCCTATGATAATACAGATTTAGATAACGCTAAATGGTTTTACTATAATCGTGATTCTGACGAAAGGTATGTAGGATGTATAGTAGGTAAAAGTACTAGTTCCTATGGTGAAATTCATGTATGGAATGCTATAGAAGTTGATGGTGTAACTGCTACTACAAGCACACTATCCG